CAGCACTCCACTTATTCTCGAGACGTGGCAGTTCCCGATGATGGTCTGCTGCTCGCCCCTAGTTGTCCTCGCCCGTGGCCTCGGCCACGGCGGCGCACTCTTCTTCCATGCCCAGGGCTAGGGTCAGTTGCTCCAGTTGTCGACGGAGCGCCGCCAGCTTGGTTTTGGCGTCCTCGCCCCCCGGAACCACGGCCTCTCCCCGTAGGGTTGCCACGACTCGGGGTTTGCGAGGAGGCTGTCCGTTGACCGGAACGCTTTGTCCATCAGCCCCTTCAGGAACGACTGGTAGTTGTCGAGGTCCCGATTGACTGCTGGGTCGGCGCTCTGGCCCAGACTCCGGATGGCTTCGCGAGAAGCCGTCACAACTTCGCTGATGCGGCCTGGAAGTTTCTGGATTTGCTCTAGAACGGTGCACATTCTGCTCGGATAAGACTTGACGAGGGTCCACGCGGCCCTCCGCCGGTTGAGCGTCCACGTCCAAGGTGTTTCTGTAGGGACATGGTTCAAACTCACGGTTGAGAGTGGGGACCGCCCAGGGATCAGTGAGCTCACCCAGCCGACGCTCGAAGTCCCTAAGATCTTCGGGGTCGAAGCCGGTTCTGGCTGCGGTGACTTGCAGCATGAGCTCATGATCGGCAGGATCCTGGGGCCACGATCCACCCATGGTGAGCCAATAGGGTTTCTCTTTGTTGGCGCTCCTTCTAGCATTCCTAGTCACTGCGTCCTCGGCAGTGTCTGCATAGAGCCTTTGGACCATCCTGCAGTAGGCACCCGTTACCGGTGAATATTGGTCGGTGACCAGGTACCCTGTCACCCTGTCGGTGGCCGCAGTCGCGACTGTGATGTTAGGGTCGCGCAACGTTAAATGCAGCTTCCGCCAGGTACGCAGGGGATCCTGGAATGAGGTACGCGTACTACAAGGGTCTGGGAAGACTCTGGCAAGGAAGACCACTCCTTTGTCCGGTTCATGGGCCTCGATTTTCAGGTCCATCCCTAGCGATTCCGCAACGCGGGACCACTGGTTCCGGTACTTACGCTCAAAGAGTGAGTCATCGCCGAAGGCTAATCCAATGCTTCTGAAGGCGTCTTGTGTTGACATGTCTGGATTGGTGCGTCTCACAGCACAGTACTGTATGAAGCCATTTAGAACGGTGTTTAAATCGCACGTGGTGGGCGACCCGCTCTTGACTCCACAGCCCGAATCATATTGGAAACCGAAACGCTTGGCCCTGGCAGGGCACGTGATCAG